TCCGAGTTCCTTCATCAACGCCACCTCGGCGGCACGCTGACGCAGTTCGACGTCCCACTGCTTGCCCGCCTTGGCGTATTCACTCGCCAGCGTGGTCGTGTGCGTCCGCAGGCGTGTCTCGGCGGCGTTGGCTTCCTTGGCTGGGTCAACGTGCTCCTTGCCGTCCCACTGCCAAGACCAATCCCACTCGCTGAACGGCGGGACGCCTTCCGGCAGAAGCCCGGCCAGCGTGGCTTCGTTCACCCATGCGGCAAGCAACCGATCGAGCATGCGCCGCTCTAGGTCGTCACGCATCACACGCTGTGTCGTTGCATAGACCTGATGGTCCATGCGACCCGAGGCGTAGTTGTAAGACGACGAATCGAGTGCAGCGACGTTGAACGGCAGTTGCAGGCAACGCCCCAACTCTCCCAGAAGCTGACGCACGAACGCCGGGAACTGGGTCGTCGGCTGCTCTGCCTTGAGCTGCTCGAACGTCCAGCCGTCTGGCAGCGTGACCATCGTTCTTTTTTCGATTGGCATCTCTGCGAACGCTTCAACTTCGTCCACCTCGGCGGCAGGCGAGTTCGTCCGCAGGAAGCCTGCGAAGTCGGCGGCAGTCTCGGCAGCAGCCACGACCGCTTCGGTGTAGCGGCGAAGCTGGGCGAACAGCTTGAGAGCCGGTGCCACTTCAGGAACGCCACGATGCTGGCCGGGCCGGATGGGCCGGAACCAGTGGATCATCTGCGCCGCCGGCACACGCTGGTAGTTCAGTGCGTTGACGTGGTAATTCGCACCGGGATGGTACGAGAGCACCTGATAGGCGAGCACGTTGCCCGAGGCGTCGAACTCCAGCCCATCGACAATCGAGCCATCGACGGTGACGCTAGGCGTGACGGACTGCACCGGCGTCGCCACCATCTCGGCTTCCACGAGCCGCAGGTCGAGTTGCACGCCCGGCAGGCGAGGGTTGCTGATCATCATGGCGAACGCTTCACCGTCCACCACAATCGCCTCACGCATCGTCCGCAGCTTCGTCGCCAGATCGACTTGCCACGACCAATCGAAGAAGAGACGTTCCGCCAGGCGATCCGCCTCGACGTCGCCGCTGTTGAGTTGCAGGCGTGGTCCGGTGCCGATCAAGTCGTTGGCGAGCGTTGCCGAGATTCCGGCGAGATACGAATTGTTTGCCCGCTCGTAGCGAGCACGATTCCGCATCGTCCGACGCTTCTCAGGCGAGAGCGCCGTATCCGCAGCGAAGGCGTCAGCGTTCGCCCAGTGCCGCCGGTCGTCGCCAATTTCGGCGGCGTCGAACTTCGCACGGACGTGAACCGGCACCGCCACGTTCTGCGGCTTGCGTCCCGGCAGCAGCCTGCTGAACAAACCCATCAGCCAGCCCCCGGCGGAATCAGTTTGTTGAACCGCAGCCCACGGCGTGTGTTGCCGCTGCCGCTCGCAGCCTTGGCAGACAAATACTTGTCAGCCTCGATCATCGAAGCGACATCCTGTGCCTCGACTTCGCCCGCATCGGTGCGGACGCGCTTCGGGCCGGATGCCACGTCGGAAATCTTCTGGCGCAGTTCGTCGCTCATGCGAGCAACGCTACGGGAAACGCTGTGCGTTCCAGACCGGGTATGCCGTTAGACTTCGACCCAATCCGTGCCACGACGCTCGAAGAGCACCACGTCGGTCACGTTCAGCTTTCGGGCGATGTCGGCGGTAGTTGTCGAAAACACCGCCAGCGGCTTGTCTGCGTCAATCATGCCAGACGACAAAGCAAACGCCGCCAGCGTCCGACCCTTGCCGGTATTGCGATACCGCTCCTCGACGTACTGCTCTAGCGTCTGCATGCCACGCCAAACGTGCGAGCATGCCCACGCCAGCATCGCACCATCAGAGTGCCAGACGGCAACCGGCGTGCAGCTGCTCGCCTCACCCTCGAGCACGGTGGCGACCTCAAGCTGAAACTCGCTGCCCTGCTTCGTCAGCCGCGAGCGGATGGCGAGCATGTCACGAGGGTCAAGACCGTCCACGGTGGTCAAGGTGATCTGGTTCATTTGAGACGCTTTACCTGAATGATCTTTTTCCCGTTTGAATTTGTCGGGATTGTCACCTTTTTCCGCTGGCGTCCACCCGCCTCGGTCGCCACGGGATGCACGCCAGCAATCGACGCCGCTACCGCAGAGCCGACCAAACAATCCCAGAAGTGATTCTCACGGCGGTTGTCCAACTTCCACTCGTCCACGACTCTGCCCCTTGCTTCAGTCCTCACCGGATACTCGCTGGTCAGATGCTCAACGAGCATGTCGTGATCGCCAGCATGGAGCGTGATCGCTTCTGGGTCGCCCATCGCCAGACGCAGACGGGCGGCGCTGAACGTCTTCCAGAAGTTCGTGTCGTACACGCCGTAGCGTTGATTCGTCGTCGTCTGCCGCATGACCCAGTTCAGCCCGATCTTCTCGCCCCTACCCTTCTTCTCGGTGAGCGAGCCGCCCGACGCACCAATGCCTTTGCCGTGAGACGGCAGCAGCATCGCCGCAAACGTGGACCGCCGGCAGAACGTCCGCACCGTCTCGGTGGATTGACCCCAGTTGGCGTCAACGAGCACCTGACGCACACGCATGGCGACGCCGTCTTCACGCATCCAATCCTTGCCCAACAGGATCTGCGTGAGCGACTCCAAGCCAGCCGACAGCGCCGCCTCGAACCCGGCACCCGTCGCCGCAAGTGCCAGCGTCTTCTTTGCGTTCTTAGCCTCGAAGAACGTAGACGCTTGGTCGGGGTAGGTGCCGTAGGCGACGACGTGACCGCCGAAGGAATCGCCCCACGATGCGACCAGCCAGTACAGAAGCTTGTCCTGAACGTCTATGAACGCCGTCACCGTCTGGTGGGAAAGAGGGATTTTCCCACGCTCAAGCGTCAACGCCCGAGCAGCGAGCGACCGCTTGTCCAGCTTCTCGCTCGAGATGTCATCTGCCAGCGGCTGGTTCTGGTACTCAGCCATGAACGCCGATTCGCCACGGTCAATGCGTAGATTCCACGCATGCTGGATCGCCGTTAGCTCGTCGTCGTGCTTCCGCTCAGGCCACGCCACCCGAGACCCGGCGTCCATCACCGCCTGATTCGCCCGATAGAAGGCGTCAGCCGCCGCAGTGCCTTCACCGCTACGCTGCCCCTCTCGGCGCATCTCGGAATACTGCCCCCACAACTCATCCGCCGTCGGCCACTCGTAGACCAACTTCGTCCGCTCGCCCTGCCACGAGGGATGACGCATCCTGTCCAGCAGCCGGTCAGCTAGGTCGTCGGGACGGATCACCGTGATGGTCGCCAAACCGGCGATCTTCGCACCGGGACCGGCGAGACCGAGGATTGCACCCGAGAGGATGCGTTCACGGGTGGCGACCTGCGACGGCGACGCTGACGACTCGTCAGTCTGTGGGTCGTCGATTAGGCACAGATTCGGGCGTATCGTCTTGCCGTCTGGTCTGGTGTGGCTGATGCCACGGATTCGGCCCGTGATGCCAGCGACACGGACAGCAGCACCAGCCGAGGCGGCACCCTTGATCCACGGCAACGTGACCTTGTCTGCCGTCCACCCCATGTGGGTCGGCTCGCCCTCGCACGTCTGCCCACGCACCCGAGCGGTGATGCCTTCTAGGGCACGCACCGGATAGCACGCCGCCGGGAAGTCCTCGGCAAGCAGGTCGTTTTGCTCTAGGTGACTCTTGAGCGTGTCGAGCATCTGGCAGGCTATCGCCTGGTCGGAGCCGACCAGCATCACGAACGAGCGGTGCCCGTACAGCATCGCCCACAGGCAGGCCCAGATCGACAGCGTCGATTTTCCAGAGCCACGAGGCATGGCGAAGGCGAACAACTCGCCACGCAGCACAGCCGCCTCGATCTTGGCGATAGCCGTCAGGTGATCCGGCGACCACGCCAGAGGGAACGACTCAGCGCCGTACACCTCGCAGAACTGGCGGAAGGAATCACGGCAGGCGTCACGGCGTTTGGCGTCCTTCACCGGCGGGATGCTGCCGATGTCTCTGCCGGCGGCACCGACTTGGCGTGAGCGTTCGCCGGTGCGACGCTTGATGTCGTCGTATCGCTTCTTGGCGGCGTCCTGTCGGTCTTTTTGGTCAGAGCGAACCAAGCGTCACCCGGTGGCTAAAAAACACGCAAAACATGGCAAGCTCGCCGTGGAGGCTTCCGCCGAAACCCGCCGGAAGGACCCAAAAAAATTTTTAGGGGTGCGCCAGGGGCAAAAAAAATTTTTTTGGGTCGCAACTGGACCAAAAAAATTTTTTTGAGTCGTCCACTGGTTGACACAGGATTTTCGCTCAAGAGATTTAGCATTTTGGCAGTGTCATATTGGCAGTGCTGCGTTTTGCAACGCATTCGTTCCATCACTGCACCCTCACCGTCGTGCGTGCCTCATCGCCCCACGACTTTTCCACGATCAGTCGCCGCACGTTCGTGTCGTCGAACACGTCCTTCAACGCATCGAGCACAGCCTTCGCTACGTTGTCCACGTCGGCTCTTGGCAGCATTGGCGCTGTCGCCTTCACGCCACGCTTCGTCATGTGCGATTTAGGACGCACGAACACCGCATCGACAATCACTTCAATCGGCTCGCTGAGTGGCGTCAGACCGCACGCCAGAGCCTCACGCAGGATTGCGTCACGGTACGCATGCACGGGATGCTTCGACGGTACATACGCTCTAGCGAAGCCGCCGCGTGTGCTGACTCGCACTCGTGGCTGTGGCACCGGATCGCCCGCAACGCTGAACGTGATCGCTTTCATGAACGCAGCATCGCACCAGCGTCAAGCAAACCGGCTCGAATGGATAATCTCGAAGTGCCTCATCACCTGCCGCACGCAATACCCGTCGTGGATCTCGTCAACGATGTACGCATGGATGACCGCACCGTTGGCGAGATAGAAAACGGCGACGCCCGCCTGGACGGGCCGTAAAGCACCGTCCAGCGGGCCGCCGAGGAACTCGACCGTGATCCACTGCGTTTTCATTCGTACCTGATCACAGCGAACCAGCCACGCGGGCCACGAGCGACCGCCTTTTCCACGATGCGGTATCGCCCGTAGTAGCAGCAGTTCCGCAGCGCCGCATCCGGCGACGACGACGAAAAGCCGATGCCTTCTCGCCTGCCACCAGCGGTGCCGCAGTGACGCAAGATGCCAGTGCGTGCCATGATCTCGGCGTCCTGCTGTGCCGAGGTGATCGTCACCCGCCTGGCGTTGATCACGACGTTGTCCGCATTCGCCACAACGCCACAGAACGCCAGAGCCATCGCAATGCAAATCCTTCGCATATCGTCCGTCCTTTCGACTAGGGAAAGCCGCTCCGTGCGGCACTGCTTCCACCGTAGCGAGCGTGTCAACTCAAACCGTGGAAGCGGTAGCCGTCCCACGAGTAGCGAGGCACACTGATTCGCTCGCCCTTCGGCTCCGGTGGACCGGGTCGCCGTGCTCTGCACTCAGCCGCACGCTCTGCTATCTGCTCTGGCGTCGGGTCGTCTTCAAAGATTTCCCTAGTCGGTCGCTGCCTGTCTGCCAGCTTGTGCCGCACCTTCAGATGATGAACGAACGATTCGGAGCAGCCGAGGGCGGCGGCGATCTCCAAGTAGGAGTCGCCGCGCGCCCACAACTCGTGCAGCTTCACCGCACAGTATGCAATCTTGCGTGTTGGCATCGTCACTCCGCAGCCAACGGCATGATCACGCCCGTGTTGTCGCCGCACCGCAGGATCACCGCCGACTGTGCGTCAACGGCTTCGACTTCGACTTCCGGCTCGGCTTCGCTGTCGATGCCGCCAAGCCACTGCTGGACGAAAAGCGGGTCCAGCTTGACCGATGCCTTGTCGCCAGCTTCCACGACGTCACAGGTGACGCTCGATTCGCCCTTCTCGCTGCTCTGACCGTGCAGCCAGATGCCGTCGCCAGAAAACACGAACTGAACGCCCCTGCTCTCGTCGCTGGTGCAGATTGCAGCCGCACGGGTTGCCGACAGCAGATCCGCACGACTGACCGTCGTCGCCTTGGCGTCACGTTCCGGCAGCGTGTCACGCCACCGAGGGTAGCGCCCGTCGAGAAGCCGGGCGGTGACGGTAGCGTTACCAACGGTGGCGACGATCTCGTTTTTCGTCGCTTCCAGCTGCACGCTGGCATCGCCACAACCAGCCGCGAGCCGTGCGATGATCGCCATTGCACGAGCCGGGACGAGCGTCTGCGAGTCATCGACCGCCAGGTCATGCTCACACGTCACGCACGAGAGCCGGCGACCGTCTGTGGCGACGAACGTCACGTTCTCGCCCTTGACTTCCACGAGCACGGCACCGAGTGCGTAGCGGCTCGATTCGTCATCCACGGCGAAGACCACGCCTTTGACGGCACGGCAGAATTGATCGACCGGGAGCCGTGTCACCGGCTTCGCATCGACGACATCCCAAGCCGGATACTCGCTGGCGTCTTCCGTCGGTAGCGTCCACTCGCCACGACCAGCCTTGATGACGCACGACGAATCGTCAGGCGTGATCGTGATTTCATCGCCTGAGAAACTGCCGAGGATGGCGGAAAAGCGATCCTTCGGCAGCAGGAAATTGATGCCGGGGGGGGCGTTTTCCAGCGTGACGTCAATCCTGATGTCACCGTCACTCCCAGAAAGCACCCCGCCCGATAGGAGCACGCTCTGGTAGATGGGCCGTGGCGACCGGCTCGGCACCGCTTGTCCCACGGCTGCGAGCGCCGCCTTGAGTTCCAACGCCGACAGGCTGATGCCACCAGCCCGCGTCTTTCGTCGTTCCTTCGTTGCTGTCATGTCTCGTGTCCTTTCTGAGACTAATACCCACTAACACGCCCACCGTGAACGTCACGGCGTGCAAAATCGAACCAATGCCGACGAGAGTGAAGAGGTCGGTGGTCATGCGGTCACCTCAGCAAGGCTATTGACCTTTGCAATCCGCTCGCCTATCCACCGCATGACCGGCACGGCCATTGAGTTGCCCAACGCCCGGTAACGCGGCCCGTCTGCGGCGGGCTTCTTCCGATACTCCACCAGCGTGTAATCGTCGGGGAAGCCCTGGAGCCGCTCGCACTCGCGGGGCGTGAGGCGGCGCACGGCCATCGCGTGGGCTACGGCTGGCATTGAGTTTCCTGCACCACCGCCACGAAGCGGAGGCGTGCCTTCCTCGACATACGCGACGCCGTGCGAGTTGGCGGCGGCAGAGTGCGAGAACGCCACGGCCTGCCCCTGCACACGATCCAGCGTATGCGTCACATCGTGAGCCACGCCGTGCCCGTCCGCAGAAGTCTGGGCCGTGCGGACGGCCACGGCCTGCGTGCAGCAACCGCCCTTCGAGCCGCAGCCCATCGCGTGCGTCGAGCCGTCATCGCTGCTGATCGGGTCTTGCGTTGGGTGAAAGGCGACAAGATTCTGGCACTCATCACCCGAAGGGTCGCCACCTCGCCAGAGCACGACGTCATCCTGCCCCCTTGACTCTCCGCATCGCTCTACGCCCCTGCCGCTGCGAGTAAGGCTTGATGCAGTTGACCGGGCAACTCCTTGCCACGTTTCTCTGCGCGTCGGAGAATCCCCAAACACGCTTTCGCGCTCAAAAAGTACCGCTGCGGCACGACGCCAGTCTCGAGCGTGTGCGACAACGAACACACGGCGACGGCGCTGGGCGACTCCAAACCATTGAGCGTCAAGAACCCGGTAGGCGAACCCATACCCGAGTTCTGCCAACGCCCCAAGGAAGGTGCCAAAGTCCCGTCCTCCTCCCGACGACAAGACGCCGGGGACGTTTTCCCAGACCACCCAAGTGGGCCGCAGGACTCCAACAAGCTGAGTGAATCGGAGTGCCAAGTTGCCACGCGGGTCTTCCAGTCCTTTTCGCAGCCCTGCGACGGAGAACGACTGGCATGGAGTTCCTCCGACGAGAAGAGAAATTGGTCCTTCATGTTGCAGCTGCTCCTCCGTAAGTTTGGTCATGTCGCCGACGTTCTTCAGCTTCCACCGCTCGTCAACTACTGCGGAAGGAAACGGCTCGATCTCGGAAGTCCATGCACACTCCCAGCCAAGCGGTTGCCATGCGACATGAGCCGCACCGATGCCGTCACAGACGCTTGCGTACCTCATAGCCCCACCTCCGTCCGCTCGATGACGCTGGCGAGCCTGATGCACCTGTCCAGCGTGACTTCCAGCGTCTTCGCTGCCGTCTCCATCAGAATCCGGTCGTCGGCCGACACGTCGTCGTCCCACGCACGATCCATGAGCGCCTGCACGACGTCGGACGGTGGCGGAAGGTGGATGTAGTTCATGCGTCACCGCCGATCAGCGCCATGCCAAGCGGCGTGAGTTGCAGCGTGCGAGCCTGCCCAGGCTCGCGTGTAACAACGCCTTTGCGTTGCATCGCCGCCAAGTGCGTGGACATGGCAGCACCAGGGCTTCGCCATCCGTAGTGGCAACCGACCTGCCTATAGGTGGGCGGGTAGCCGTGTGTGTCGATGAAACCGGCAATCCATTGCAGGATGTCCAGTTGCCTTGCCGTCAATGCTGGGGCGTCAATCGTCGTTGTCATCTGTCGGAATCCTTTCCGTTAGGTTGTCGCACTCTTGGCAAGCGCACGCCGTGTACGCTCGAAAGCCTCTGCCGCCTCACCCGTGAAGCCGCGCGGCGGCGGCTTGTTGTCGTGGCCGTCTGCCGGCTTGCCTGACGTCTTCTTCGGGTTGTCCCACTTGCCGCCAAGCACCTCGTCAACGAATCCCGGTTTGCAGAACTGGTTGAGCGTCACCGGGTCAGTGAAATACCGGCACTTCGGAAGGTGGGAAATCGCCTTGAACGCCAAGTCGAGCCATTCCGAATCGCCCAACGCAGCCAAAACGGTCGCTGACGGGCGTGAAGACCGCCATTTCGAGCCGATTCCTGCGTTCCATGCCTGCCGCAGCCTGGGCCATTCCTGTTCCGATGCGCAGCTGCTCGCGGAAGAAGAAGTACCATTCATGGACATGGACATGGGAGCATCTGCACTAGCAATGCTCGGGCATATGCGTTCGCATTGCTCGGGCATGTCCGGTGGCTTGGCTGGCTCTGCCAAGGCACCGCCTGACACGTCGGAAGAGGCCCATCGAGTAGAGGCAGACTGACGAGCCCGCTCGCTCCGTTCGTGGGACTTTGACCGTTCGTGCTCCAGGCGGATGTTCCGGCGCTTGCCGTCCTTCCACTTCGGAAACTTCTGAGACACCAATTCCCAGCATCGACCGACGCCGGGGGAGATCAGTTCAAGGCGTGCCGGATCGTCTGGGAGACCGTCCTGCTCCCATTGGATCGTCAGCAGCGTGATGTAGTGACCACGTTCTTCGGCTGTCCAGCCGCCAGTAGCGGTGAGGAAGTCGCGGCCGAAGAAGGCGAACCAGCTGCTCATCAGGCAAGCCCTCGCTCGTAGACGTCGCTCGTCGGCCAGTACCAGATGTGCTCGTGCTCTTGCTTCTCAACGAATACGCCGTCTATCTCAATGCCGTGCTTGACTGCCCAAGGATGCGTAGAGATTGCGTCGCTGCTCTGCTCCATCTGGTCTTGCGCGTGGTGGTAATCAACCGCGA